TCGGTGTTGCGGCGGTCACGACTGCGGTCGTGGCATTCACCGCCATGATGGGCGACGCGGAGGACGAAACCCTCTCCATGACGGCTACCACCAAGGCGCAGTACGATGAGCTGCAGAATCTTCAAGCGGAGTATGAAAACGCCTGCGACGTGTACGGCGAAACCTCGGAGGAGGCCAGCCGCCTCAAGTACCAGCTCGACGACCTGACGAGCGCATATGAGAGCAACAAGCAGACGGTGGAAGAACTCTGCGCAGAGGTTGACGGTGTTATCGACAGCCACAACCGGCTGATGGACAGCATCAACAGCAACGAGCAGTCCATCAAGAATGAAGAGGTAGCCAACCTTGCCCTGATTGCGAAGCTGGCAGACATGGCCTCCTCGACAGACCAGACGGCGGCTTCTCAGGCGGCTATGAAAGCCATCCTTGATGACTTGAACAGCTCCCTTGATGGAGTCAAAGTCTCGTATGAAGACCTTATCAACAACCAAGAGGGCGCGGTACAGAGCCTCCGAGACTACGCCAAGGCGCAGGCCGAGCAGGAAATGCGTCAGCAGAAACTCCAAGACTACGTTGAGCTGATTAAGCAGCAGGCGCAAGAGGAGGAGGAACTGGCAAAGGTTCAAGCTGAGGTTGAGGCGGCAACTTCAAGAGCTGCGGATGCCAACGCGGCCTACACCGACACCCTCATGATGATGACGCAGTGGGACACCACCGGCATGGCGGGCATCGGCGCTTACTTCACTTCCGAGGGCAAGGAAGCGAGGGCGGCGGCTGACAATCTGGAAACCATGACCGAGAAGGAACAGGAGCTGCAAGCCGCCCTGAACGAGACCAATGCCGCCATTGCTCAGATGGAGGCCGAATGGGATGCCGCAAACGGTGCTATGAGTAACACCGAAGACACCACCGTCAGCTACGAGCAGGCGGCGGCTATGGCATTCCAGAGCGTTCAGGACGAGATCATGGAGCTGTGCCAAGCCTATGACGATGCCTACGAGAGCGCCCGGAACTCCATCGACGGGATGTACGGCCTGTTCGACGAGGCCAATACCCGGCCTGTGGAGAACGCGGTACGCGGAACCTTCGGCCTGTTTGAGCAGGTGGAGCTGGAAGCAGAACACTCCGCGAAGGAGCTGGTCAGCATCCTTGAGGGGCAGACCGAGGCTTACATGAACTACGCGAGCAACCTTGCGGCGGCTTCTGACTACGGCATTGACGGTGGGCTGCTGGAATCCCTGTCTGACGGCAGCGAGGACAGCATGGCGAACCTGCAAGCCATCATCAGCTACATTGATTCCCTCGGCGCTGAGTCGGAGGAGGCAAAGGCATACATTGACAGCCTCAACGAGGCTTTTGGCAACAATCAGGCGGCGCAGGATTATTTCGACACTGCCAGCAACTCCGCTGACCAGTTCATCGAGAATCTGAACAGCCAAAGCGAGGCCATCAACCAGTACGTAGAGAACCTGCAAAGGGCGCAGGAACTGGGGCTTGACGAGAGCCTTGTTTCCTCCCTGTCGGACGGCTCGGAGGAGAGCGCGGCGCAGTTGCAGGCCATCATCGACAAGGTGGATGAGCTGGGCGAGTCCAGCACAGAGGCGCAGGCGTTCATTGACGACATGAACAGCGCCTTTGAAGGAGTGCAGACTGCCAAGGACAGCTTTGCGCAGACCGTCGCTGAAATGGAGACGGACTTCTCGGCGAAGATGGACGAGCTGACCGCCAAGATGAACGAGACCGTGGAGGGCCTGAACCTCGACAGCGAGGCAGCGGCTGCAGCATCGGCAACGATCTCCGCATACACGGCAGAGATTCAGGCACAGGGCGAGTCCGCTGTGGCGGCGGCACAGTCTATTGCCAACCGGGTATCGGCGGCGCTTTCCAGCGCGTCCGGCTCCATCAGCATCAGCACAAACGTCGCCGGTCACGCCAAAGGCACCGACTACGCGGAGGATATCTTCGTCGCCGGTGAGGAAGGGCCTGAGCTGATTGTCGGCATGGAGGGCGCGAAGGTGTTCCCCAACGAGGACACCGAGCGCATCATCCGGGCCGTGGAAACTCAGCCGGAGCAAGCCGACATCATCCAGCAGGCGGTCAACACAGAACAAATGCCCCTGCCGGAGGAGCCGGTCGTGGAGCTGGGCGAGGTCGGCATGGAGGGCGCGAAGGTGTTCCCCAACGAGGACATGGAACGCGCCATCGAGGCTGCGCTACCGCACGAAAACGGAAGCGGTCAAATTACCGCCATTTCTGCCGTTCTCCCAGACTTTCTGTCTTGGGTAGGGAAATACCTGAACATCGGCAGAGAAACGCAGCCTGAGCCTGCAAACGGGCTTCTCGACGGCCTTGAGGCGTTTGCCTCCGGGACAACGAACAGCCCCGATACCTTCATAGCTGGAGACGGCGGGCCGGAGCTGGTCGTGGGGCAGGCACATAGCACTGTATTCCCGACCGACGAGACGGAGCGCATCATCAACGCTGTGGAGGAAAGCCCCATCCAAACGGAGGGCGACAACGGCAGCGCAGATAGCAACGTCAAGACCAATGGCACGAGCGGCGGGGCTGCGGAAGACTCCAAGCGCATCTACCTTGAAATTGCCGGAAGCGGCGCAATCGACGTGAGTGCCCGGACTGACAAGAACGCGGTGCTTGAGATCATCCAAGACCACATCAAGCCCGTGCTGGTGAACATCCTGCAACAGGAAATCTACGAGGAAGGAGAACTGAGCTATGAGTACTGATTACCAGATGTGGATGACCGGGAACGGCTCGTCCTCCAAGTTCCAATTTCCTGTGCTGCCTGAGCGCATCGACCTGATACGCGGCACACAGAACGAGAGCGTCAAGATAACCGGCGTGGGAGAAGTCACCATCATCCACAAACCTGCGGCTGACCATGTGAAGTTCTCCTCGTTCTTCCCCGGCGCGGGGTTCCAAGGCATAAGCGGAAGCGGTTCATCCGCGAAGAATTATGCCAAGAAAATCAAGAGCTGGAAGGAGAGCGACAAGCCGGTCATGTTTGTATCGACGGCGCTCGGCATCAGCGACTACTACACCATAGAGCAATTCGACTGCTACGAGGAGGGCGGGGATGTAGGAACCATTCACTACACCATCGACCTTAAACTGTACCGGGAGGTGTCTATCCGCTCTGTAAAGGTGCAGATCGAGGAGCAGAAAGCCACCGTCCCAAAGAAGGAGGAGACCACTCGCGTGGACAACACGGAGCAGCCAAAAACCTATACTGTGAAGTCCGGGGACTGCCTCTGGAATATCGCCAAGAGGTACTACGGGAACGGGGCCTTGTACACGAAAATCTACAACGCGAACCGGGACAAAATCAGCAATCCAAATCTGATATATCCAGGTCAAACCTTTGTCATCCCGGCGTAAGGAGGTGGTTGAATGCCAAAGTTCCAACTGCTGCTATTCAAGTCCAACTCCTCCGGGATAGACATCACCGGCCTGTGCGAGACGGTCAAGTGGGGCGGCAGGAAGGGCAGCGCGGCCCGGACTGTGACGGCGAAGCTGATTGATGATGACGGGGCAAAGCATGAGCGCTCCGGCGTGAACGTGGAGGAGGGACACCAGATCATGCTCCTCGTGGAGGGCAAAGAGGTGTTCCGAGGCATCATCATGAGCACAACGCAGACCCAAAAGAAAGTCCTTAGCTTCAAGGCCTACGACAACGGGATTTACCTCGCCAACAATAAGGATACCTACTGCTACGAGAACAAGACCGCTACGGCGGTATTCAACGACGTTCTCTCGCGGCTGGGTTTGCCGGTCGGCGAGGTGGCGGGCTGCTCCTATACCATTCCGGAGCTGACGAAAAGCAAGACCACGGCCTTTGACGTGATTGCCGATGCCTTGAGCCTCGACTACGACAATACCGGGGTGCGACACTTCGTTTCCAGCTCCAAAGGCAAGATAAGCCTGCTGACCCGGAAGAATAATATCCTGCAATGGGTAATTGAACCGTCATCGAACCTGATAGATTACAGCCTGACCAAGAGCATCGAGAAGACCAAGACCCGCATCAAGCTCGTTTCTGACGAGGGCAAGGTGCTGGCTGAGGCATCCAACTCGGCGCTGGAAGCCAAGATTGGAATGTTTCAGGAAATCGACAGGCCGGACGAGACCCTGACGCAGGCACAGATCACGGCGCTGGCAAAATCCATGCTGGCAGAAAAGGCCGTGGTAGCTAATACGCTGACCCTTGACGCGCTGGGTATTCCCGACGTGATTTCAGGGGTCGGCGTTTTCATCAAAATCAAGCACTTGAATATCTCGCAGACCTACTACGTCGATCAGGATGAACACCTATTCGAGGGCGAAAAGCACACCATGACGCTCAAGCTCAACGTGGCCTCCGACGCTGGCAACGGCAAGCAGGAGGAGGAAGAACGAAAGGAAGAAGGGCAGTTCAAGAAAGGCGACAAGGTTATTCTGGCAGACGGAGCGCGGACGTACAACAACGCCACCGGCCTGCAATCGTGGTGTTACGGCTACGAGTTCGAAATCATTCAGGTTGGAGGCAATGGATTGCCGGACGACCGCATTGTCATCGGCATCAACGGACAGGTCACGGCGGCTGTCAAGGCCTCTGACCTGAGCTTCGCATAAGGAGGTGCGGCATGGCAGATGAATCCATGAGCCTCAAGGGACTGTTTCAGGGCATGGTGCCGGTCGGCTGCGAGCTGGTACAGGGGACGGTGATTCAGCTTTCCCCGCTGAAAATCCAGATTACCAACGACGAAAAGCTGATAGTCGGGCCTGCGGCGGTGGTTGTGCCGAGGCACCTTACCACCCATCAGGTGCTTGTAACCATCCCGGCTTCTGGCGCTCACTCGCAATATTCCGGCAGCGGCGTACACAGCCATACGGAGGTCAATATGACAGTTTACAACGCATTGAAGAAGGGGGACGTGCTTCACATACTGGCGGTGCAGAACGGTAAGAAGTACTTCCTTCTGGACAGGGTGTAATGGCTGACAGCGTATTCCTTTCGCTGCCGATTGCGACGGTAGAGGAGGCCGAGGAAGCACCGTCCTTGACCTATAAGCTCGACCTGAACGAGGGCCGGATAGTTGGAATGATAGACGGAATTGAGGCAGTCCGGCAGGCTATCCGAAAAGCGATCATTACCCCGCGATTCAAGTGCCTCATATACACCAACCAGTACGGCAGCGAGATCGAACAGGCGTACATTGCGGACTATGCACCGGTGGATTTCATCGAGGCCACGGTGCAGAAGTATGTCACGGACGCACTGCTCCCGGACACCCGGGTATTGGACTGCTACGACTTCGAGGTGGAACAGCAGGAGGACGGAGTATTCATCAAGTTCACCTGCGAAACCATCTTCGGCAAAACCAAGATAGAGGAGGTGATATAGAGTGTTTGAGAGCTATACGTTCGAGAAGATCATGGAGCAGTACCTTGAGAGCGCTCCATCCGGCGTGGACACCAGAGAGGGCAGCATCTATTACGACGCAGGAGCCGGTATCTGCCTACGAATCGCCAAGCTCTACACCGACCTTGATTTGGTGTTTCTGCTGACGCAGCTTGAGACTACGGTCGGAGAGGAATTGGACGTAAAGGCATCGGAGTACGGCCTAAGCCGCCATTCGGCGACCCCGGTTCAGTATTACTTCAACTACGAGGGCACTACCCCGGAGACTGGCGAGAGGTTCTTCTACAACGGCATCTACTTCAAGCTGAAACGCGACACGGAAAGTGTACTGTATTTGGAGTGCGAGGAGACCGGCGCACAGTACAACTTCATTTCATCCGGCACAGCGGTCGTCCCGGTCAACACCATCGAGGGGCTTACCTCCGCGACCATCGGCGAGGTGTACGAGTACGGCAACGACGAGGAACAGGACGAGGCCCTGCGAGCCAGAATCCAAGCCAAGATTTCCGGCCCTGCCGAAAACGGCAACAAGCAGCACTACAAGACGTGGTGCGAATCTGTTGACGGCGTAGGAATCGCCCGCATCGTTCCGCTGTGGAACGGCCCGAACACCGTCAAAGCGGTGCTTATCAACTCTGAGGGCCTGCCATGCGGTAACACCATCGTCGCTGCGGTGCAGGAATATGTTGACCCGGCGAACCTCGGCTATACCGCTATTGTGGACGGCATTGAGTACGTCGTGGGCGACGGCCTTGGAGAAGGAGTGGCGAACCTTGGGGCGCACTTCACGGCAGCGGCGGCAAAAAGCGGCACCATCGACGTGGAGGCAGACGTGGAGCTGGCGACGGGCTTCGACATCACGGCGGCGATTGCGGACGCAGAGGAAGCGCTGAGGGCCTACTTCAAAGACCTTGTGCTGACAACGGATGCCCCGGACGACATCGTGGTGCGCTATTCGGCGGTCGGCGCGGTTCTCTCCTCGCTGGCTGATATTCTGGATTACTCCAACCTCACCATCAATGGAGGAACAGCCAATATCACCCCCGGAGTGGACGGAGTGCCGGTCTTGGGGGAGGTGACACTGAATGCTATTTAATTACCAGTGGGACAGCAACTATGACGAGCTGATTACCTTCTATCCCAAGTACTACTACGAGGTGGCGGAACTTATCGCCATCCTCAAGGCCCACGGCGAGATACTGGACGAGTTCATGGAGAACACGGAGACGGTCTTCAATGACTGCTTCATCGACACCATGGACGAGGAGACCGTGACCATGATGGAGGATTTTCTGAGCCTCAAGCTGTACAAGCAGCGGACGCTCGACGAGCGCCGGAGACTACTGAAAACCCTGTTCATCGGACACGGGCGGCTCTCGGCTGACCTGATAAAGCAGACGGTCACGGCCTACACCGGGAGCGACGTGGACGTGTATCTTGAGCCAATAGAGCAGGAGATCGCCAGCGCCTACTACACCCCCGGAGACAACCGGCTGTACGTCAACTACGCCAGAGGCGACGAGGAGGTCTTCTACCTCAACGACATCGACACTCTGCTTTCCCGGCTGATACCGGCGCATCTGGATTACCGGAGCGCCCTGTTGTATCGGTTCGCTGTGGTGACCTCTCCGTCCCGGAGACGGTACACCAAAGACTTTGACTTCTGCGGAACCCTGCCGGACACGGCGACGCTGGGACTCTCCGTAGACGGTAACGTGGTAGTCGATGCGAGCGACGGCCTTGTGGGCAGGACGAGCGTTTGCGTGACTTATAAATTCTGCGGCACAGCCGTCTGCCACGACGGGCCGTAACCAAACAGACAAGGAGGTACACAAGGAATGCTGACGACCAATTTTCTGAACCGAACCAGAAAACGGTGGCTGCGGTGGCTGGTGAAATTCCAGTACAAGGCGGGCAATACGTGGTACACGGCAGAGATTACCAAGAAGGAAATCTCCAACAACGTGCTGCGCATCACCACCATGACCACGGACGATCTGGCGCTGACCATCACCGGGGTTCGGGTCTATGACAACAACGGGGACTTGGTTCTTGAGACCACCGAGAACATCAGCAAAAAGTCCACGCAGGGCGTTCTCACTGTGTGGGAGTTCCCGCTGTACGAGGTGTAAGGAAAGGAGGTGAAAATCCATGTATAACCAGCTCTATTGGCAAGACCATGTTGTCGATCAGGAGGGAACCGTCATCCAGCAGGGGACGAACATGAGCGCCGAGCATTTCAATAATGCGGAAAACGGCATTCAGGATTCGCACGTCGCCGAGCAGATCAAGATTCAGCATATGCTCCAGCGGGAACGGCAGGTGAA